GATGTCCGAATACTCAGCAGCATTGAAATCGCTCAATGTGCAGGTGACGGTTGAAAATCCGACGTTCATCGGAGTGACATCGGTCTGGATGACGCGAGCAGTAGCTACGCCGCGACCGACTTTGGGGAACTTGACAGTGGAGCCTTCGACACCACGACGCTGACGTACAGCACCCACCAGCATTGCTTTGCCCTGGTAAGCCTGTTTGACCTCAGCATCGAACAGCGTCACAAAGGCGTTTGATAGAGAAACGCTCATTTGGATACCTCATTCGGTTGATTGATCAGGGTTTGTCGCTCGGTGAGCCGGTAATCCGGGCCTGTGCTTGCTACTTACGGCAGCCGGTCGTCAGCATCCGCTGCGGTTGGGGGTCGGTTTCCCGGTGGGCCTTGGCGCGATTGTATGGCTTTTTTGCAACAGTGCAATAGGTGGGTTTGAAAGTTGTACAAAAAAGACCCAGCCGGAGCTGGGTCAAGTGGCAACTGCCTTTCGGCAGACGGGGTGGAGATCCCCTCAACTATTTTGCGTATTGGTTGAACAAGCGCTCAACCTTCTGCCGGTAAGCAGTGTCTGTCTTGTATTTTGGATCGCCGACCATGGCATACAGCTCTTCCTTGCTGGGTGCTCCATCAAGGGATGCGCTTTGGAGCGGCACCCGGCCTTCGTAGGCTTCGCGCACCTTCATCAGCGCGGTGATCCCGCGAGCGGTGCCACCCATGATCTTAAACTCTTCAAAGTCGTCCTTTGACCAGACACCCTTGTTGACCAAGCCGCGAGCCCAGTCAACCATGCCGCTGACAATTGCGTTGCCGTTGGGGCCGAGCTGCTTCATTTCAACCGCCGGGTCAACCATGTCGCCCTGCATAAGCTCTGCGGCCTGGGTCTGCAGGTTGCCGACCAGATCGTCAAATGCGGCCTGGGACAAACCATTGTCCTTGGCCCAGCCCGACAGGGTCGAGGCGATGGGGTTGGTGTCGGCCTCTTCGCCAAAGGCCTTGAGGTCGTACTTGCCGTCTGCTGGCGCTTTGTGTTTGCCTTGGCTGATTTGCTTGCGCAGATCTGACCAGCTCTTGGCGATGCCTTCCAGGTCGGGCTCGTTGGAGTCCTTCTTCCAGAAGTTCTCAGGCCAGAAGTCGGGGCGTTCTAGGGGCTCATCTGGCTCTGGTGCGCCTGGGGCTGCAGCCTTGTGGCTGATCTCTGCGGTTTGTGAATTGTCTGGCTTGGTGGTTTCGTCAGTCACTTGCACGTTGTCAAGTAGGCCGGTGCCACCGGGCTCGACGGTTGCTGTGTCGCTCATAGTTTCCTTGCTGTGTTGATCCGTACCATGATGTCCCTCACCACCGTCCTTTGCCCTTCAGCAAAGAAGGCGTGCGAGGGGTCTGTGCCCGGTACGGCGATGGGCACATTCACATACATGTCGCGCAGCCACTGCAGCAGCTTCTGGCCGTCTTCGGAGCCGAACACGCGCAGGGTCAGCTTGGCCAAGTCCTCGCGCTTTTGATCAACCTCGCGGATGTCGGAGGTCTCGCCAATGGCGTTGATCTCATCCCAGCTCATGCTGGCATGCCTTCTGGTGCGGGTAAGGCTTGCATGCCAGCGCCAGCCTGGGCCTGCATGGCCATGGCCTGGGCCAAGGCTTGCTGCTGCTGCTGGTTGCGCATCTCTTCCATGAGCACGGCACGCTCGGCGGCGGTGTTGCGCACGGCAGCAGGCACGCCCAGCTTGTCGGCCAGGTAGTCCACCAGCACATCGGTCTTGATGGCGAGCTGGCCATCGGTGCCCAAGCTCTGGCTGATCTGCATGTACTGCATGATCGAGTTGACCTCTTCCATGTTTTGAGCCATGGCCAGCGGTGCCACCGGGGTGACCTTGACCTCCAGCCCGTTGACGCGCAGGGGCATGTCAATCAGGCCGCGCTCGTCCATCACTTCAAGGATCTTGGCGGTAACCGGGATCATGGTCTCGTTGATCAAGCGGCCAAAGGCAGAGCCCAGGTTCTGGGCCAGCTCCTTCATGCGCTCAACAATCTCGGTGGCCGACCGGGCGCTCATGTTGTCTGGCGGCAGCGATTCATCCAGCAAAATACGCTTGACGTTGGAGCGCAGATCGTTAATCACCAGCTGGCTGACGTTGAAGTCACCGCTGCGTGGCAGGGGCAGCAGGGCTGGGCCTTGTGAGCCGCCATTGCGTGCCACTGGGATGATCGCACCCGGCACGATCTTGACCGTGTTGGGATTGAGCACACCATCGTCTGCGGCGGTATAGACACCCGCCACGGCCAGCGATGCGTTCTTGAGCAGCAGCTCGATGGTCTTGTTCAGCGTCTTGATGTCGGGCAGGGCGGTCATCAGTGGGCCACGGCCATAGATCTCGCCAGCCACCTTCATGTACCGGCTGATCACCCAAGGGCTCATCTTGCGACGGCGATAGACCAGCTCCTGCTTAGAGACCTTGTCAATGACGTGGTAGCAGTAGTCGCCACGCTTGTGGTCATAGATGGTGGCTTCCAGCAGCTCGATGTCGTCGGTCGGCTTGTCTGCGATCTTGCGTGCCAAGTCGTCAGGGATGTTGGCATCAGGCCATTGGCGTTGAATGCTCTCGCCCTTCATGCGCATACGTCGGTAGACGTTGTCCACCTGGCCATTGGCCCCCTCTTCGTAGGTCACCAGAAAGAGCGGCACAGGGATGAAGTTCAGCGGCGACACATCGTCACCCGGCTGCACCATCATGCAAGCGGTGCCAACCGCCAGATCCAGCAAAAACTCGCCCATGGCGATGTCAAAGTTGGACTGGTTCAGCATGGTGAACATCTTGTCCTGGTAGACCTCCAGCACGGCCTGCGCCTGCTGCTTGCGCTCAAGAGGGATGTCTGAGCCAGCCTCCAGCTTGGCCCATTTGCGCTGTGGCGGGAAAACTACAGACTGCAAACGATTGGCAAAACGCTGGGTGGAGTTGATCGCGGTCGAGTCGAACACGCGCTGCATCTTCTTGCTGCCGGTGGCACCGCCTTCCCACACACCATAGAGTTGGCGCTGGGGCAGGGCGAACTCGTAGGCATCTTGGTAGAGCTGCTGGAACTCGTCCTTTTTGGTTTGAGCTGCGACCTGTCGCTTGAGAATCTGCTCAGGGGTCAGGCGCATGCCGCCTGGTGTGGTCTTGTCGTATTCCATGATCTATTCCTTGTCCATCTTGTACTTCCCCAGCATGTTCCTGCCCTTGGCGGCCAGCCTTGCTGCAGCGCCAGCAGTGCGTGGCACCGGCTCACCCCATGCATTTGCTGCCAGCGCCAGCCTGGTCGGGTCTCCATCCTTGTCCACCAGCGGCCCACTTGGGTTGGTGTAGAAGCGGGTCAGGAATGAGCCCTTACGCCGAGCACGCTCACCAATTGGTCTTGCATCCTTAACCCCAGGCTGCAGGTTCTTGCTCTCGCCCGAGCGCTCAAACTTGCGCCGACCAGCTTCGGTCAAGCCGCCTTCTGGATCGCGCAACGTAGCCATCAATCTTTGTCCTCTTCCTCTTCAAGATGCGCTTCTTGCATCATTTGCTTGATGCTCTTCATCGGTTTTTCTGGCTTCTTCGCAGCCATGTACTTCTCGATCTTTTTGCGCAAAGCAGGCGGCAGCTTGGAGAGCTCGACCTTGTCTTCCATCTCTTGCTCAATCTCAATTTCGATCTTCATTTTTGCCCCTTGGCCGCAGCCATGTTGTCCACAAGGTTGGGGTAGGGTCGGCCAGCTTTGGCTGCGCGGCGCATGGCCATTCGCTTCTCAGCAGACGACAGCTCCTTTGGCTTGCCCAGGTCTTTGGGGCGTGGTTTGTCCCAGACTTCTTTCATTTTTTCTTCTCCTTGCTCATGCCAGATTCGGACATGGCGATGGCAACGGCCTGGTCACGGCTGGTCACCTTGTCGCCGCTGGAGCTCTTGAGCTTTCCAGCCTTGTATTCGCGCATGACCTTGGCGACTTTGTCTTTCATCTTGCTTGCTTTTGCATCGTAGTGGCCGGGCATCACTGTTCTCCTTGCAACATTGGTCTGGTTATCTTGCGAGACACGGCACCGATCTTGGCGGCACGCCGCTCGCCAATCTCGCGCTTGAACACGCTTTCAGCCTCAGTCTTTTTGGCGCCAAACTGCGAAGAGTCGAACTCCTCGATGGTGGGCGCAGTCGGCACTTCTGGCAGGGCTGGTGCTGTATCTGTGAATGTAGGGATCTCTTTGGGCGCGTAGTAGGTGAACTCTTCGCGCTTAGTCTCGTAGCCAGCCAAGCCGAACAAACCAAACCTTGGCTGCTTGTACTCTCTGATCCCGGTCATTGGAATGACTGGGTTCTTCTCAATTTCGGCCAGCATCGTGTTGTATTCGTCCAGCTTTTTCTGATAGGCAGCCTTCTGCGTTTCGTAGGTCGGCAGCACAGACTCTTTGTAGGTCTTCATCTGCGCCTCAAACGGCTCCATCTTCTTGGCCACGCCAGCTTGGTAGCCAGTGAAGGCGGTCTGGTACTCGCCAGTCAGCGCATCGATGTTGGACTTGTACTGTTTGGCCAGCCGGTCGATGTCTGAGGTGCTGCGCCGGGCGAGCTGGCGCTGCTTGAACTGGGGCAGGGTGGCCATTACTGGATCCTCATGCCGCCACTGCCCAGATCCATCGGGATGCCGAGCTCTGCGTCCATGCGCTCACCAGACAGCAGCGAGCGGCGACCGCCA